CAAGGTACAGGCAAAACAACTACAACAGTAAACCCATAATTTAATAATTTTATAGTTTTGGAGGGGTAAGCGTGGCAAAACAAGGATATGTAAAAGTAACCTTTAACGGCGAGGAAAAATTATTGCGTTTTGACTTTAACGCAATGGCTGATCTAGAAGATCATTTTGATAAAGGCATTTCAACTATTTTTGATTCTAGCCGTATTGGTTTTTCAACAATTAGGGCGCTCTATTGGGCGGGCTTAAAGTGGAAAATTTCAGGACTAACAATAGAAAAAGCAGGGGCAATGTTAAGCGATAAGATGGAAAGCGAGGGTATTTCTTTTAATGAGTTAATGACACCCATTACAAAGGCGATTACCGCCGCTGGGTGGATTAAACCCAAAGAAGAAACAACCGAGCAAGGGGAAACTGATCCAAAAAACTAGATACGGGCATAGATTGGGAAGGGCTTAAACGTTTAGCGTTTGGCCCTTTAAATTTAATGCCCGTTCAATTTTGGGAGTTAACCTTAACGGAATTACTTGATTTATACGAGGGCTACAAATGGCGGGATAAGCGAGAGTGGGAAAAGTTTGCACAACTTGCCGTATGGACAAGCCAAAAGTTGAAAAAGAACACAACTGCTGCAAAGTTATTGGGCAGCGATAAGAAAAAGAAGAAAACGACAGCCGAGGAAACAAAAGCGGTATTGCTTGATTTAACCGCAAAGCTTGGGGGTTCTTTAGATATAGAAACGGGGTGATTGAGTGAGTACAATTTCAGATCATAACGTCGAAATAGGCGCAGATATTAGCGACTTTCAGAGGGCTATGGAAGAAATGAAAAGCCAAATGGAAGAAGTAAGCGGTAAAATGAAAGATATGGGCGAAACTATGACCAAAGGGTTAACCGTACCGCTTGCGGGGATCGGTGCAGCTGGGGTTGTTATGGCGACCGATACAAGTAACGCATTAGGTCGTATACAAGCGGGTTTGGGTTTTACCGCAGACGAGGCAAAAGGTTTGCACGATGCAGCTAAAGACTTATGGAAAAAGGGATTCGGTGAAAACGTTTCGGCGGTTGCTGATGACTTAGTTAAGGTGAAACAAAATTTATTTGGTATTGCCTCGGACGGAGACATTGAAGAAATTACTCAACAAGCTTATATTTTATCTGATGCTTTTGGGGCAGATGTAGCCGATTCAAGTAAAACAGCGGCAACCATGATGAAAAATTTCGGAATAAAAGGCCAAGAGGCAATGGATCTAATTACATTAGGTTTCCAACAGGGTGGAGACTTTAGCGGCGAGTTATTAGACACGTTAAACGAATATGCGCCAGCCTTTTCTAGTATGGGAATTAGCGCAAAAGATGCAATGGGTATATTATTAGCGGGTGCAGATGCGGGAGCCTTTAACCTGGATAAAGTCGGGGATGCCATGAAAGAATTTAACATCAGGGCAAAAGATGGCAGCGATTCAACCGCAGAAGGATTCAAAGCTATCGGACTGAATGCTAAACAAATGGGTACAGCGATAGCAAAAGGTGGAAAAGACGGGGAAAACGCATTTATTGCAACTGTAACGGCGTTAGCATCAATGAAAGATCCAATGAAACAAAACGCCGCAGGGGTAGCCCTATTCGGTACGCAATGGGAAGACTTAGAAAAAAATGTTATTCCTTCTTTGGTTAATGGCATCGGTTCAATCGGTGACGGGGTAGAAGGGCAAGCAAAGCGGGCCGGTGATGCTTTAAATAGTGGATTGGGCAATACTGCTAAAAAAGTTTGGCGTGAATTTTTATCAGCCGTCGAGCCGGTTGGACAAGTTCTAATTGATTTGGCTAGTAAAGTATTACCGCCGTTAGCAACAGCGCTTGGAACGGTTGCGAAATGGTTTGGTGAACTACCTACAGGTATGCAAACGGCTATCATTGCCTTTGGTGTCTTGTTAGCAGCAATCGGCCCGTTGCTAGTTATGATCGGTTCACTAGTTGAGGCGGTTGTAACGTTAATGCCATTATGGACAGCAATAGGCGGGGTATTTTCAGCGGTTGCATCTATTGGAATTTGGCCTCTTATTGGAATAATCGCCGGATTAATTGCAATAGGTGTGCTGCTTTATAAGAACTGGGAAACCGTCAAGGCTTACGCCGTTCAAGTTTGGAATGCTATTTACAGCAATGTTATAAAGCCTGTTATAGATGCTATTGTTAAATTTGTTACTCAGCAACTAGATAAGATTAAAGCTTTTTGGGATCAAAACGGAAAGCAAATCATGCAAGCGGCTAAAAACATTTGGGATTTTGTAAGCGGGATTATAAAAGGACAATTACAAGTCATTAAAGGTATTTTCGAGGCGGTATGGCCTGTTATCTCAGGGGTTGTGCAAGTTGCCTGGGGCGTTATTAAAAACATTGTTTCTACAACGATTGATGTTGTCCTGGGGATTATTAAAACATTCGCTAAAATCTTTACAGGTGATTGGAAGGGTGCCTGGGAATCAGCCAAGCAAATTGCTAAAGATATTTGGAACGGTATAACCGGCATACTAAAAGGAATTGATTTAGCATCAATCGGTAAGGACATCATTAACGGCTTAATTAAAGGGCTAAAGTCGATGATGGGGGGCATTACGGATATAGTTAAAAAGATTGCTGGGTTAATCCCTAAAGGCGTTAAAGACTTCTTAGGAATCCATTCACCATCGAAAGTGATGATGGAATTAGGGGGATATACCGGGGAAGGTTTTGTTAACGGTATTTTAGGTCAGGTTAAAGCGGTTAAAGATGCAACGCAAAGCCTGGGCATGTCAGCCGTTAATCTGAGTTCAAGTAATGATTATCTTGCAACCGGATCAGGACAACCGTTTATATTGGATATGGACGGAAGGCAACTAGCAAAGGCGGTAATGCCTTATATTGTTAGTGAAATAAGACAAAAAACAGGAATTAAACTAGTTTAGGAGGGGCGCAGATGATTGTTAAAATTGCGGGCGCAACGGTTGACTATCAATATAATAGCATTGAAATAGATGATGCTTTAGGCGAGAGGTCAACCGCCTCTTTTACCATTATTGATAAAGTGGGTAATTTGAGTTATCAAAAAGGCCAGCAAGTGCAGATATTTGAAAATGACGGTATAACATTAGCATTTGGCGGGGTAATAGATAAGCCTGTTACTCAATATTTAACCCTTGCCAATAACTCCAAAGTGCATCAAATACAATGCGTGGACTATCTTTATATTTCTGATAAAAAGATTATTGCAAAGGTTTATCAGAATATGTTAGCTGGGGCCATTGTAAAAGATATTATTACAAACTATCTTGCGGCAGATGGAATAACCCAGGGAACTATACAAGATGGCCCAATAGTAACAGAGGCGGTATTCAACTATATCAATACAACTAGAGCATTTGAAAGGCTTGCCGAAATTGCTGGATTCGAATTTAACATTGATCGAAATAAGCAATTACAATTTTTTCACCGGGCCACTAATTACAACAATACGGTAATTAATGAAACGAGCGCTATTAAAAATGTACAAGTTGAGCCAGTAGCCGAGGATTACAGAAACAAGCAATATATTAAAGCTGGGATGGATACCACAAGCCCACAAACTAAGTCATTTAAAGGTGATGGAACTAACAAAACCTTTACCCTGGATTATCCTGTAGCGAAAGTGCCTACTATTTCAGTAAACGGAGTTTCTAAAACAGTAGGAATTAAAGGGGTAGATACCGGCAAGGATTGGTATTGGAATAAAGGGGAAAATGTTATATCCCAAGATGATGCAGCAACGGCCTTAACAACGGTTCAAACTTTAACCGTTACTTATCAAGGGTTATTTAATATCGTTGCGGTAACATATGACCAAGCGGAAATAATCAGAATGCAAGCCCTAGACGGTACAACAGGCATATATGAGAACGTTTCAGATGATCCATATATAACTAGCAGGCAAACCGCTTTCGATGATGCTAACGCCAAATTAAAGCGTTATGCGAAAGTAGGGCGGCGGATAACATTCGATACCTATATTAATGATTTGGATGTAGGTCAACTTGTTCAAGTTACTTTGCCGAGTTTTGGGATCAATGATTATTACCTGGTGGAAAAGTCGAGGGCATCTGAATTAGGCACAATAGATGGACGGTTAATGTATTCCGTTTCTATTGTAGACGGATCAGCAACAGGTGGCTGGGCAAATTTCTTTAAAAAGTTAGCAAATAAAGGCGAGGCGTATGTTTTAAGGGAAAACATTCAAGAAAACGAAGTGTTAGCAACCCTTAGTACATTTTCGAAAACCTGGTCTTTGGTTGATATGACCGGCAATATCTTTAAAAAGACATACCCAAGTTCTAGTTTATATCCTGGCTCGAATGTTTACCCATCTTTTGAGGATTCGGATCGAGTTAAATTCCTTGTATTTTATGATGCAAGTAATAATGAGATATTCAGAAAGGCTATTACTTTGCAAAGTGTAACATCTAACAACAAGCAGATAACTTCAACAACTTACATTGCACCTTATGAGGCGAATGTAAGTATTGCTTATGTTGGTTGGATTGGGGGCGCAACGGCCTCTATTTCAGCGGGCAGCGGTGTATTAGTGGACAAACAGACATTTAGTAAAGTTAAATCAAATTTAGAAAGCATTCAGATTGATAAAATTGATACTCAGGGGTGGTAATGAATGGCTTATACTAAAACAAGCTGGGTAGACGGTGGAGCGCCGGCGATAACAGCAGCCAAATTAAACAATTTAGAAACACAATACGATGAAGTTTTTAACACGATTGCGGCATTTGGGCATTATCATTCTAATTTTACAAACAATGCGAGCGTGTCAGCATCAACGGATACTGTATTAATGCCAAATGCAACAACGGGCAGCCCTTTGGTGGATGTGTCAGGTAATATTGTTATTCCTAGTGATGGGGTTTACGCCTTTGTTTTAAGTGTTGCTTTGTCAGGGGTTGCGGCGAGTACTCGTATTGATTTAAGAATGTTCAAAGGAACCGTTGCGGGCGGGCCAGGTTCGTTGACATTATTTCAAATATTAAACCAACATATAAACCCAACAGCCAGCGCCTCTCCTATTGTATTAGGGGTGACAATTCCAAAATTAACTAAAAATGATTTAATTGCTTTTTATATCAATCCGTCAACATCGGTTACAGTTGTAGGTGGCATAAGTCGCTTAAATATTATTAAATTAACATAACACTTAGATAGTTCAATAGTGTTATAATTTAGTAAAGTATTACCAATATTAACGGGTTAGGCGGTGCGAAATTGAATGAAAATGTTCTTACTCAATTAGTAGAAAAGTTCGATGATCTAAAAGAGCGCCTTGTACGGATTGAGGAAAACGTAAAAAGCATTGGGAAAGTAGAAACAGAATTAGATATTTTAAAATTAAAGGTTGCAGAAACAGAGGCCAGTACCAAAAGTGCCCACAAGCGCCAGGATGAAATGCAAGCTAAACTAAACGAAAAAGATCAGGATATAAAGTGGCTTAAACGTCAGTTTATCGGCGGATCAATCGGGGTAATATTTGCGGTTATTACCTTTGTTGTTGTTGCAGCAGTTAAAGGCTGGATTTAATTAAAGGAGGGGTAAAAATGGTTTTTAAAATTAGTTTGGATGCAGGGCATGGCGGTTTTGGAGTAACACCCGGTAAACGTGCGCCGGATGGGTCTATGTATGAATGGGATTTTAATAACGGTGTAGTTGTTAAAATTAAGGATTTGTTAGCAGATTATAAAGGCATTGCCGTTTTAAGGGTAGATGATCCGACAGGGAAAACAGACGTACCATTAAAAACACGAACTAATCAAATTAATGCTTGGGGTTCTAATGTTCATGTGTCGGTACACGGAAACGCCGCCGGCGATTCTTGGAGTTCAGCACATGGAATTGAAACCTTCGCTTATAAAAACACGGGTACTTCTTGGAATTTAGCTAAAGTAGTACAAGCCCATTTAATTAAAGAAACAGGCTTGACGGACAGAGGGGCTAAAACTGGGGACTTGCACATGTGCCGAGAAACAAAATGCCCAGCTATCTTAACTGAAAATGGTTTTATGAGCAACAAGGATGAACTAATTCTGATGAAAAGTGATGCTTACAGAGAGAAAATTGCAAAGGCTATTGTTGAAGGGCTGGCAGAGTTTTTCAAATTAGAGAAAAACCCAACGGCGGCACCTTCAAAACCAGCAACCAAAGAAGGTTGGAAACTAGAAAATAACATTTGGTATTTCTATAAAGGTGGACAAGCCGTAAAAAACAACTGGGCCAAAGATTCGAAAGGGAAATGGTTTTACCTGGGCGAAAATGGGGCTATGGTTACGGATAAATGGGTTTTATGGAAAAACGAATGGTATTACATGGGAAAAACCGGGGAAATGTCCACAGGTCTTATTACCGTTGCAGGAAAGAAGTATTTCTTGCAAGATAACGGAGTATTGCTTATTACTAATGCAAAGGGGGAAATACAGTAATGAATATTCCTAAAATCAGTAAAGGTACCTGGATCAGATCAATCGTTTTATTTTTATCACTTGTTAATGGCGGCTTAGTTATGTTTGGTAAGCATCCATTGCCTATTAGTGATGACGATGTAAATAATTTTGTTTCAGCGTTTGCGGTTATTATTACTGCCGTTGCTGCCTGGTGGAAAGATAACGACTTTACCAAGAGCGCAAGGATCAAAAAGAAACAGATTAACAGGTAATCAGAGAGGGGCTATTTTATAGCCTCTTTTTTTATTTGCGTAATTTGTCGAACGAATAATTTAAATAAATGTTGTAATTAACGTTAATTAGGATATACTAAGTGTATAGCAAGGGAGGCGATACGGTGACGCACATTAGAAGAAAGGCATCTTTGGATACACCAAAAATAATTATTGATGATTACAAAGCAAAGGAAAAAGTAATAGAAATCGGGGAAGTTACAGGCGAAAGCATTAAACAAACACTTGTTAGGTTAATTGATGCAGAACATAAAAAAATCAAGGGGTGAAATAATGGGTTACCTAACATTTGCGGCATTTTTAGTAATAGGCATTGCGCCAATTATCGGTACATTCATGTTGTTGAAAGCCGATAAGCAAAAAAAGATTCTTGATAAGTTAAATTCACTATAGGAGGCGGTAAACATGGCAGCGATAAAAAAGAGTTATGAATTAGCTGAAATGTTTTTAAAAGGGCGAAATAGTTGCCGGTTATCCCAAAAGCAATATGATTGGTTAAATAACCTTTTAATAAAAGAAAGGGGCAACGCTTGGAAGTTTAATTGTTTATTTTGGAACCAGGATAACAGAATCCAATATAGGATAAACGGTGATGGTTCTTTATACAATGTCACTAAAACGGAGGCGGTAAAACATGGCTAAATTTTATATTTTATTCACATTAAAAGATGGTAATTACGGCGTAGCCGGGGCATACAGTAACAAAACAGCAGCGCAAAAAGCGGAAACTCAATTAAAAAAAGAGGGTTACAAAGTTATTACGGATTGGGTTGAGCCTAATGTATACACAGGCCGAAAACTAAACAATTCTTACTATGGTTGGGATTATAAAAACAACTTTGAAAAAGTGGAATTAAAGGTTAAATATTAAAGGAGGCGGTAAGCATGAAAAATAAACAGGCGAAAAAGGAAATTATCGGACTTGCGTTATTTCTAGATGAAATTTCAGATTATGCGGTATTTATAGACTATTCCGGTCATGTTGGAAATTTGTATATTAGTATAGGTGGAAGTAAAGAAAATTGGAATAACAAAATTTTTAAGGGTGATTTTTATACTGATTTTCGTTATAAATCAGATAAAGAAGATTATGAAAGCATTAAAAAATTTTTACAAAATAAAATCAATGAATTAACCATTATCAAATAACAAAACCGCCGGAGGCGTACCGGCGGTCTAGAGGGGTAAACATGGCGATCCAGCAGGCGAAAGCTGAATTAACCCCATTATAATTTAAAATGAAAAATTTGGATAGGGGTCAAAATTATGATTACACTAGGCGAAAGAATAAACCCATTAAATGTATTGGGTGAATCTATAAAGGTATTTTTGAAAGCAGGAGCAGCATTTTATTTTAAATGCACAGAAATTAAAGAAAAACATTTAATTGGGTATGACCAAGAGGGCATGAACATAGTTATAGAATTATCTGATATAGATTTTATCGTACAGGAGGAAAATAAATAATGAATAATAACAATATTTGCCCGAAATGCGGAGGAAACAAAATTGAAACCATTAGTAAATGGAGATTCTTTTTCGCAACATTCTTTACTGGATCGTTTTTAATGATGATAAGCTTAATTATTTGGCCTTTGTTTATTGTAGCCATTCCAACATTTTTGGCCTCATTCGCTTGCTTGGGTATGAAAAAGGTTAATAAGTGCCATGAATGTAAAAAAATATTTCCTTGGGTTAAGGAGGCGCAAACGCTATGATGCTACACCCGATTGTTAAATGCAGGGGTAAATATTGGATGTTAGAAAGTATTGAAAATGAAATTGCTACATTATGGCGTGATGGAATTAGTGAAAAAGTGTCTATAAAAGAAATTGAATATGTAGAAAGCGTTAGATAAGTATGCGTAAAGAAAACGGCGGTTTATATTTCGCAATTGGTTTAATAATAGTTGGGTTGTGGTATTTGTTTGGGTGAACAATAGAGGAATAGCGTGCGGAAAAGGAGGTTAATAAAATATGTTACTTTGGCTAATTGGAATATATCTCTTGATGGGTGTAGTTGTGAACATAATTGCCCTTTTCAAAGAGCCAATTCTACTACACGCAGGTTTTGGATTGATACCACTTTTCATTATAGGCGTGATTATATTTCCTTGGGTTTTATGGGTTGTAATACTTTTTCCTGACAATACAGGAAGGTGGATTTAACGCACCCTACGATTAAATAACACAAGAGCCTGGAAACCCAGGCTTTTTATTTTTGCCATTGCTTGCGGGCGTTAATGACTTTCTTTTCCTTTTCGATCAGATCGCTAAATAATTCGGTTAAAAGAATACCCAAAGCCCAAAGGCCGAAAGCGCCAAAAGTTATAAATGATATTGCCAGGATTACATAAACAAAAAACATGATCCGCCGCCTTTCTTTTCATTTTTATTTTGCTTAAATTTTATTTCAGATAAACAGGCATTTTTTACATATGCGCCGCATATCGTTAAATACTAACAACGTGTATTAACGAATATCAAAAAGTATGACCGGGATAAAAGCCCGGTTTTTTTATTTGTACAACGTATTATTTTTAATACCGTTCATACTATAGATTAAGAAAACAAAAGGAGGCGGCAACATGATTTTAACAGCTATTACTAAATGTTTAGTTATTGCCGTTTTAACTGTTAATTTAATAAATGCCATTAAAAAGGGGAGTAAAAAACATGAGCAAAAATAAAGTAATTAAATCTGTAGCCTTTAATATTACAGTTGAGGACGATGTAAAAATTTTAAAGGCCGTTAAGAGGCGCAATTTTAGCGGCTATGTTAAAAAATTGATACTTGCCGATATAAACCATAAGGAACAAATAAAAACCGAAAATAAGGCCATTCAAGAGTCTACAACAGCAGATAAGTTCAAAGAGTTAGCGGATAAATTAAAAAAGCCCGGAACAACCGGGCAGAACATTAACTAACCAATACACCAATGAGATAACCAACAACTACAGCAGCGATACCTAACATAATTACCACTCCTAAAATGTATTTATAAATAGTATTACCGATTAAAAAACCTTTATACATGAGGGGGCTTTAAAATGGCGAAGGTTCAAACAGTGGGAACAATTAGCGAGTTTATAAAAGGCGATTACAAAAAAGGTGATTTAAAAACAGTTGGTAAGGTTTTAGCAGCAACCGCACCGGCTTTATTATTAATAGTTCCAAGATCAGCATTCGCAGCTACATCGGAGGCAACATTCGGAAATATCCACAAAAGTATTATGAATATTTTTGATTGCGGGGTTGTATTGGTTATTATCTTTGCGGGCGCTGCTTGGGGTTTTGGACATCGTACTAAAGCGATTGAAATATTAATTGGGGTTTGTTGTGGTTACGTGTTAGCCCGTCATGCAATAGATATTAGAGACTTTTTAAAGGGCATATAAGGGGGTGTTTTTATGAAATTCAGGTTAACGGGCGAGTATATGGAAATAGCCGATATTAGAGGCGGTAAACCGCACACCGGCATAGATTTAGGAATGCCCGAAAATACAATTTTACGATCAGTTAAAGAAGGTTTTGTCGAAAACATTTTGCATAATAACAAGATTGGTAATGGGGTTATTATCAAAGGTACGGATGGAAAACAATACATTTACGGGCATTTAAATAAAATCAAGGTTGAACCTGGGCAACATCTTTTCGCTGGGCAAGAAATCGGACTAAGCGGAAATACAGGAAACAGCACCGGCCCGCATTTACATTTTGCCGTAAAAGATCATGGGCAATTCATTGATCCAACACATTTAGGCGAGAACGTAGCGGCTATGGCTGGGGATAATTCTAATTGGTTTGTGGATAAGTGGAACCATTTAGGGGATTTTGTTATCGAAAAAGAAACTAATATTTTATGGAAACCATTTGTAAATATGTTAAGGGATTTTTGTTTATTCCTTTGGGATTGGTTCATCCATAACCTACCCGATATTATGGGGTATAGTGCGGTATTAACGGGCATATGTATAATATTGGGCGCAATGTTTGGTAAGGGTGGCATGTTAAAGCCTATTGCGATATATGCAGGTGGTTTGATTGTTTCCGTTTGTATCTTAATGAGTAAATAGGAGGGGTAAGGCATGATATTTGGCGAAAATTACACCGTTAATATGGATAATCCTAATTTACCAATGGTTAAAGAAAAATTTCATTACCCAGCTTTATATAATGGGGGTTTACCGGCTGAAATA